GCGGGAACTACAAACAATTTCTTGCTTGCAAAACCGTTAATGTCCTCATTACTTTTTACTTTTAGTAATAAGGCACGGACCTTTCCTTAATAGACTGAGAATAACTCTAATCTCTATTAGTCCCTCTTAATACAGTATAAATACTGCACCAATCAGAACGTCATAGTTTTAGAAAGGAAGGTTTCTAGCCGATGTTCGTTTTTTAACATCTAGCTAGCTAGTAACTCTTTTGGTCACTTAGTTGCCCCGTTTAAAGAATTTCAGATCATAGAAATTCCTGTTGTGTTCCAATAGGAACCTTCAGTCCAATTACTCAGAAATGAGCTATAAATAGCGCACTCTGATTTTCTCAAACTTACGATCCTTTTGTAGTAAGAACAGTGTATCTTCTATGAAATGTTGCTCACGTCTGTCAACAAATCATCCTTTTTCCTCCCTTTTAACAACTTCGTCTTTAACGACTTTTGATCGTTTTAAGAACTGAAGAGTCTTAAGAGGAGAATCAATTTTGACTTTTGATAGTTCCAACCCGGCAGATTTTAGATTAGCTCTTTCTCAAAGCGATAGGACTTCTAAAAGTCTATCAAATTTTGAATTTACTAAAACTAAATCCTCCAGAGTAGAGATATCCTTATCAACTGACCCAGTTTCATAGAACTCCAAGTCTCCTAAGAGACCTTGAGCTCAATGCCGGATCATAAAATAAAGATCTTGAAGAACAGAAAATTCAGGTGATAAATCATCACCACGAATTAACTGATTCCAAAAAATCTCCTTATGACCAGCAGGTATTACTCCTGGCAGTAAAACGTCACAAAGTGCGTCTGTCAATCTCCGACGAATCTGTTCCTCGGTACCCAATCTAAGCTTTAACTCAGTTATACGCTTTAACAGGGTAATATTATATCAGTCTTCATCACCTTCCGAAATCTTATCGATAATTCGATCAGACCTAAGCGGTAATGGTAGACCTCTATATATCGCAGTAATCAACTTAAGTGCATACTCTTTATTAATAAAGAGTGAAGCATCTTTTAGAATACTACGCCTTGGAGAATCCATCGGTTGCAAGAGTGTTTTTAACAGCTCTCGCAGCGAAATCTTTCCCGAATTAGAGAACATAGATAAAAGAGACAATAACGAAAGTTTAATTGCTCCTAAATCTATTATCCCCTTTCTGGTTATTCTTTCCGAATAACGAAGAACATGTTTTATATCCATTTTAAACAATAATGAATAGAGTATATTTACTCTACCCATAAAGTTATTTTGAGATATAAACATCTTTCAGGAAATAGCGGATACAAACTTCCCATTTAAAGAAGAGACCTTCGCAAATTCAAAACTTTTATTCTTAGCAACAACACTTTTGGAAAGGTTTACACCTACTCCATAGGAAGTCATAAGATTCAAGTATTCATTCGCGATGTCCTCTTCGAATAGGACTATATCATCACCCAACACTTCATACTCACTGTATCAAAACGGTCCGGATGGATTCCGGATATTCTGATAAGCAAGTTGAACTATTAAGTGGTGAGTTAAGGCTAGCATGGCTCAGCTCGAAAGAGCACCCATCGGCTGACCTACAGCATACTTGACTTCATGGTCCCCGTATTTCTTATCAGAAAGACGGTAGACACGTGAAACAAGTAAGTCCTTCCAAGCTTCTGCGGCTTCTTGTCCGATAAGGACAGACAAGATAGAAACCTGTAGAGATATAGGTAACCGATCGGTCGCTGCAGACAGATCATATCCAAATGATCTTCCATATTTTTCAGCAAGGAGTTGAGCACGTTTTACGGCTGCTCCTTGATCAAATGTGGCATCATTCGGAAGAGATCTCAGGAAAGCGAATATCATCTCATGTAATGGCTTAAGACACGATTGTGTCCAGACATCAACAAGAGCGAATACTCTAACTTTACCTGCTGCCTCTTCTTTGATGGCCAATTGCCCCATTGAATAATAGTCCTTCTCAGTTGAGTGCCCTTTAGTATAAGGATTTTCTTGAATCAATTTAAACATTAAAAAAAGTTTATCTTGACCAATAGATCCTAAAAACTTAAGTAAGGGGAGATCTAAACCTTTGTCCACTAATAAGTGAACATCTGTAATAAGACCTCTCCAGGAACTCTTCCAAGTTGGAGACGATTTTTCAATGGGCAGTAAGCCAAACTCTTTAGATAAAATGCTTCTATCAAAACGGAAAGAATTTCTCAAAGTAATAACTTTAAGATCTCCAATCCCTCGTGATATAGCATCTTCATCTGCAGAGCAAGGTTCCGTTATGGTGCTTAATTTAAGAGTACCAGGCACTTTAATGACACGATATAGACTAAGTAATGAAAGTCATAATCGTATCTTATATGTGTTCCCAGATAATATGGCTCTACGATCACTCAACGGTATAAACCGTGGTAATCGAGAAGTTGAAAATCTAGGTAACGGAAGATCAGGCTCAAGGTCCCTAGGGCCCTTGATCCTGTCCTTACTTATCGCCTTTAGCACCGCTAGATGACCGGACTTTAGATATTTTACTGTGAAAACTGCTCCATGATGTTTTTTCATCTGAAGCAAGTATCCAGCAAAGTTTTTAAGGTTACGGAGTTCTTTAAAGAGGCTTACTTTACCGTCAGTACAAGCAGAGATTACTCTCCACCCTATACTGTGGCAAAGTCTAAGCAATTCAAAAGAATTACCTAGCGAAACCATAGGTTCGTGCACAATATTATCTTTAAAAGCATTCTTTCAAGAGAACATTAATGTATTATTTTTAGAAATGTTTTTCATTTTAATTTAAATATATAATGCTTAATCTCTTGGGACACCACTCTTTTTTAGAGCAATGGAGCCCATTTATCAGACAAGCCTAATCCTTTCTTGAGAAAAGGCCCCCGAAGCAAGATAGTATACCATATAGGTACCTATTTCTGCAATGGAAAGATCTGATAAAGGAAAGAAGAATCTAATCTACTAATAACAAAGTCAAAGAACTTACCAAGGTAAGGACGTATTGCATGTTAAATAATAACAAAGTCAAAGAACTTACCAAGGTAAGGACGTATTGCATGTTAAAGTAAATCAGAGAGCTTCATAGGATATAATTGTCCAGCGAATCTATTTCCGCTGTTCCCTTCACAGGGGACGGCAGGTCAAGAAGTCACTAAAACTCCTTACCAAAATCATTCACGGTGTAGTTTAAGCTACAGCGCAATGACTAGGTAAGTATGTTGAACGACTTCCTTTGGGTAATACACCCGAGTTAGAATTCCCTTTAAGCATAAGCTGACAAGGACCTAACCGGATATATACCTTTGAAGAAGCAATTCTTCAAAACCAACAACCCCCTCGAAAGAGGGTTAAAGGTTTTCAGTTAATTTTTTAACTGAGTTTCCTAGGGAGGG